TCAGGCTGTGCGCTGGGGGCATAATGGGGACATTTTGGTCGGCATCCTGCTGTTCAGCATGCTTACCTGATCCGCATTCATTTCGCTGATCCACTTCGAATAAACCTCATAAACCATCTTTGCATTCTCATGCCCCATCTGACTGGCAATGAACGATGGGTTAGCTCCTGATGACAGTAGCCAGCATGCGTATGTATGGCGAGATTGATAAGGATCCCTCACTCTAACGCCTGCCCGTTTCATGCCGCTTTCCCAGCTGTATGGAAAAGACCTTTTAGAAAAGTACTGTTTCTTTTCCCTCGACTGCTGTCCTGGAATGAAGACAAATCGGACAGAAAGCTGTTCTGTCCGTCCATACTCGCGATGATGGAGAACGATATCTGTTTTCGGTTGGTTTGCGGTCAGTTGATGGATTTCATTCAATGCTTCGAGTGCAGGCTGTAAAAGTGTGATTGTTCTGATCCCCGCATTAGTTTTAGGGGGGACAAATAGCCCTTTTGCCGTAAGGTTCCGGCATACATGTATTTCCCCCTTTTTCAGATCGATATCTTCCCAGGCGAGCGCACAGAGCTCACCGTGACGCATACCTGTGTGAATCGCCACAATCCAGGTGAGTGCAAACCGGCGTGGCAGAGCATTGATGAAAGCCTGATATTCATGAAGTAGCAGCGGATCGGGATCCCTATGAGAAACTCTCAGGTTTTTAACATTTTCATAGGGGGCATGAGTGATGAACTTACTATGGTTAGCCAGTTTCAGCATACTGCATAGTGTGCCCATCAGGTTGTTTACAGTTGAAGCCTTGCGTCCCTCCTTATTGAACCAGACCACTTTTTTGTAGGTTACATCACCAGTCAGCAGTTCCTGACGGTATCTCAACAAATCTGTGTGCTGAATGTCGGCAATGTGCGTTCTGCCTCCGACAATGCGAAGCAGGGTATCTACCCTGGATGTCAGTGAGTCATGTGATGCCGCAGATAATTCGAGCTTTTTTATTTTAAGGAAAAGGTCACAGAGCTCTGTGAAGGTTGTTATGCGCTGTGTGGTGGTAAACTTTTTGATTGTCTTTGACTCAGGGAATCGTCTGGCATAGTCAAAGGTTCCCATCTGTATATCGCCAATAATTCCAGCGCGGAGATTTCCTGCTTTGCGGATATTCGCAGCGGTGATAGCCCAGCCTTGCAGTATTTCGCGACACCTGGAACCACGGTATACGAACCAGATCCTTATTTTCCCATTGTGTATTTCTACACCGGTCGGTAATGCTGCCATTAAGCCTCCTGAACAAATTTATTAATTCGGGGGTAGTTGTACCAGAGGACACCATTGCTGCTGCTGGTCTCTCCCAATGCGGTCAGATGTTTAAAGTGAACACCCTCGATCCACACTCCCAAACGATAGTTTTTAATTTGCCCTTTTGAGAGGCCAGTTCTTTCGCTCAGCCGGGTTTCAACTACCCATTCTTCATTGAAGACGATATCTGGCATGGTCTGTATCTCGTGTTTTGCCCGCCCAGAGCGCGCAAAAGCCCAGTCCGCTGGATATGGTCTTCTCCAGTGGAGTTTAATCAGGCTGGTGGCGGTGGGGCGGGACAGTAGTTGGACGGATTAAGAAAAAGTGAAATGCTGCTTTGTGATAGTGAAAACAACGGAAAAGAGCCCGCACGGAGAAGCGGGCTAAAAGACTACATTTTTATCTTTTTTTGTATTCTTTCGTCCTGATGCCTCATAACTCTGGCAGAAACGCATGATGATATTTAGGCATCGAAAGGAGATTACTCAGTCGTTTGATCCAGTTCGGAAAGTGAATGTCCGGTAAGTTCCCATTCAACATCACGCCCCTGATACTGCGGCATTACTTCTCCTTTTGTAACACCGGTTACAACTTTATAAGTTTCGCTTTTCCAGACACCTGTCTGTCCACATACCTCGCCCGAGTTTGCCGTTGTCCCTGGAGGTAACGGTTTGATTGAGTAATCCGTATTGAAATCGAAGTAACTGCCACCTGTAATCGGGGAAACCATACCTACTCCATTATCTCTATTGATGGTTACAATTTTTAAGCGACAGTCGATTTTAAAAACTTAAGTTTTTTAGTCCAAAAAAATATTTGTGTAGTGTATTTTTGATCTGCTTATTGTGTATTTAACCAGTTCAATATTTTGGTTATGGTGAAAATATTGGATTTTAAGTGATGTTTTTTGGTGCTGGATAGGCGAAATAATATTCAATAGTGAGGAAACCGTCGCTTTCTACTGGTTGGTCTCATACATACCGATTTCGGCTGCGAGATCCCTTGCAGCCGCTTTTCACTGTCACACTGCTGCTGGATGAACGAATTCGGCGTGGACACCTTCTTCGCTGTCGAATATGGAGAACAGGAACCAGTCTTCACCCTCTGGGGGGATAGGGTTCCATTCTTCGACTGCTGCAACATCATCCATACATCGTTCGAAAAGGACATCGTCCTGATCTGACAGGTCAACGACCTTTACCTCGAGCCCATGCGACCTGAACCAATCATTTATCTCGGCAGGTGGGGTGCTTTCATCCCAGTCAGGTTGAAGAGCCGCTGCCGGGTGTGTCCAGTAGCCGACTTCATCGCGTTCCACCGGGGCGGGGCCAATGGGCAGGTAAAGCAATTCTGCCAGCCTTTGTGATATGACGGAGTCAATGCAGTGGGATAGCGCCATCAGGTCGAGATTATCCAGTTGCTGAATGCGGCCTGATTCTGAAAGTTTATTGGCGAGGGCAGACTGCAAATCGACAACTTCAGTTGCCCTGAGTTGGTTAACAGCGTTGTCCAGCATCAGGGGTGGGACCAGCTTTTCTATGCTGACTGCCAGCGTGACCGGGGAAACAGGGGCGGAGTTATCTGACAGCAACTTAATTACTTCGGAAACGGCATCCGACTGCTTCCTCGCATGCTGCCGGATTAGATCGCATTCTGCGGCCAGCGTGAGTGACTGCTGGTGCTGCTGCTCTGATAGTTCGCGTTGAACCTGCCAGCGTTTAACCAGTTCTTTCAGTACAGCACAGGCTTCACTATATCCAGCCAGTTTCTTCGCGGTTTCGATGATTTCAGCGTCAGTCTTGTGTTGTAAGCTCATAATTCCTTTCTTTTGGTAGAAGTTATTTACTCAAATAGGGGGTAGGGTTATCACTGTTTGAGTAATAAAATATGAATGGCGGAAATAACTATCGCTTTTTACTGAGGGTAAACTCGATATATTAATCGGTTGAATGATTTAAAGGATAAAATAATGAAAGACCATATCCCGCTGAATGAAGGACAGGAGTTGTTTGGTCGAGACTTGAATGCTTATCAGGAGGGGAGACCTGATTACCCTTTACATATATTTGACCTATTGAATGAACATTGCGGTACTGAAACGCATCGACAGGTTTTCGAGATTGGACCTGGGACGGGGCAAGCAACAGAGCATTTGCTCGAACTGGGATATCAGGTAAGCGCAATCGAACCAGACCATCGTTTGGCAATAAGATTAAAAGAACGGTTGGCCAGGTATTCCCAGGAATCGTGTACAATAATCAATTCCACTTTTGAAGAGGCTACGCTCCTTTCTGGCTACTTTGACCTTGGTATCGCCGCCACATCTTTCCACTGGATTGACACCGTGAAGGGGCTGGAAAAGGTACATAAACTATTGCGTCCCGGAGGGTGGTTTGCCATGTGGTGGAATATTTTTGGCGATCCAAATAACATGGATACCTTCATGCAAAAAACCAGTCATTTATTTGCTCCTCTGAGTATTAGTCCTTCACATAAGGCTGGTCATCACTTTCCCTATCCATTACAAAAAGAAGAAAGGAACAATGATCTGTTAAAGGCCGGATTTACTGAGGTTATCAGTGAAGAGTTCAGATGGGAAAAAGAAATGAATGCTCGCCAGACGAAGCAACTGGTTTCGACATTCTCACCTGTTGCGCGACTTGGCGAAATAGAGCGCGCAACATTTCTTAATGAAATAGAGAATATAGTCAATAAAGATTTTGGTGGGACTGTTACGCGTAATTTTGTTACGGCTATTTACCTTGCGAGAAAATCATAATTCCTGTGCTCTTTTTTGTGATTAATGCGGACATGAAGTCTAATAGGCCGGTTATATAATGGAGGCCAATCAAATTTATGTTGCATTAGGTTTACGCCAGTTTTCTGCCTGCCAGTCTTTGACGACGCTCATGCAAGCGGCGTGACCCTGGCGTGCAGTCGCGATACCGAAACCTTTAACCAGACTGGAGAGTTCTTCGGGGGTATGGCTGACGACAGTCCACAGGCTGTAGAGGCCGGAGGCGTTGAGAAGATCAAGCCACTTGTCCTGCAGGGGAAGGTTGCTAAGTGGAGTCGCCATAGCCCATTCGGTACGCTGAACCAGGTGAGGGTGCGTATCGCCCAGCAGCTCAATGATCCGGCGATTTAACGCAATCCCCAGAGCTGAAGGCCAGGCTGATTTGAACTGGTCAAGAATCGGATAGCGCGCACGGCACCACTGCGTAACAGATACCAGAACGGATATGCCGGAGTTGCTCCGAATTTCGATATGCCAGTCAATATCCTGAAGCAGGTCAAGATGCAGATCTCTGTCAATGGATCCCAGCGTCAGTCGCCAGCCGAAGGTGTAAAAGTAAAACTGGAGGCCGCTGTTGTCGGCAGCCGGGTACCAGACTGGTTCAACGTCACCGTCAATACGCTGTAACCGGGTGCGCAGCTCTTCATTTTCGAGGCTAAGCCCTGCGTTTTGCTGGATGGCGACCGCCAGATTGGTTTTCGTCGTGGCCAGTTCGCCGCGGATCTTCCGCATCTCTTGTTTTTGCTGGTCGAGAAGCGTGGTTTTACTGGCGATGGTTTCTTTGAGGCTGACTATCTGCGTTTTCTGGCGTTCCGGGTTCATCGACTTGAGCTGGTCATTCTCAGTCTTCAGTTGTCGCTTATCACCTTGCAGAACAGCAATCTGTGCTTTTGCTATTTCCTCTGCGGCCCTCGCTTCTTTTGTTGTTAACTCCATATCAGCCAGCTTTTCAGCGAATCCTGCTGCCTGAAGTCCCAGCGTGGTGTTTCGGTCATCCAGTGCTTCGCATTGCTCAACGACAGCGTTGAACTCGTCAACCTGTTGGTTGTATTGCTCGATAACCAGCACTTCTAACTGGTCAGTCAATGCGAGGGCACTTTCGACAGATGCCCGGGAAATGCCGACAGTCTGTTCGACGGCCAGCTCGAGCTGGGAACGGACAGGACGTAAGGAGGTTGCCAAAACTGTTGCTACCGTAGAGTCAGAAATAGCGGTCATTCTGACACCTCGATGCTGCGGCGCTGGCAGATGTCAGCGCGAACGTTACGATAATGCATATTTGCTTCTGAGCAGGGGTACTCAGTCGATTTCAGCCAGAATGCCTGTGCTGTTTTGTAGTTCCCGCGCCGTTCTTCGCTGGCGGCGCGTTCGGTGATCATCTTGCCTTGCTCTTTCATCTTTTGAGCCAGTGTTTTCATAGGTGTAACCTTTGTATTCTCGAAATAACAGGTAATGACGCGGCTGTAGCCGATAACGAATAACAGCCGGTCAGTTGTGCGCAGATACCGGTATCCGCGCCGTCGCTGCAATCCCAGTTTTCGCAACCTTGCCTTGGTCAGGGGCTTTGCCTGCAGAAGATCGTCGATGATGAAACAGGGAAGGGATTGCCGCCGTTCGGTGTAACGCCGTATGGCGTGGTCAGTAATGCTGTTAACCATCGCCAGACGTGGGATGGTAATGTCAGTCATTAGCGGGATTTAAACTCCGTAATGGCCTTGAGAAGGCGGATTTGCCAGAGACAGTCGTTAAGGGGCATGTGTATGCCGGCGGGAAGCTGTTTCAGCGAAGAGGCAACAAATCCGTTGCGTTCGGCATCATTGAGTAGCGACTGTACATCATTCACATTACGGCGAAACCAGGGCACCTGAACGTCAGCATGCTGGAAGGCATTTTCCCACTGGGGGATATCGAAGCGCGCTGGCTTTGCCCAGATGTGCACTGACTGATGTAAATCACTGAGGCCCGGCGTCTCGTCTTCCTGCCATGTACGGCGGCAGGAGTCAATCACGAAGCGGTAGAACTCGCAGCATGCCGAACGAATGGAAATGCGGTCTTCCTCTCCATAGAACACGGATTGTTGTGTTTCCTTATCCTGCGCCATCCACCAGGCCACTGTGCTGGCGTCAATTGCCGTTCCGGGCTGACGGTCATGACTGATACTGATGACTTTCTCCGCGAACGGCGTGAAGGTGTGTGGATCGAACTGAACTAACTCAACCTGAGCAATATGCGCGTTGGGCAGAACGGATAACGTTTCGTTATCGATCATGATATGAACGGGTTCTTGCATAATTACCTACATTTGCATTGCGAAGTTGAGAAAGGCCAGCGCAAAGGCGCACAGCACCACGGCGAAAAGCACCGGCCAGCGCAACTGACTATCTGGCGGCATCACAGTGACAGGCTCGGGATGCTTGTTAAAACGCGCCTGGCAGCGTGGGTGAGGCCGGAAAGGATCATTGATAAAGATGGTCTGATGGGCGTTACGGGCCGCCATGGATTTTGTTAACACCTGAGATTTCATGTATATTTCTCCTGCTCCTTACTCTCCGTTAGGGGCAATACCATTCAAACTGCTAACCTTGTCTGGTATCTCGTGTAATCAGCGGTTTGGTCGCTGCTGATTGGGATAGCCCCGGTTTGGTCGCCGGGGCTTTTCTCTTTGTGAGGTGCCTGCTTTTTTCCACTTCAGGCGAGGTGGTACTCTTGCTGTCACCACAACAAGCGAGAGTAATTCGATGGAAGAACAACAGACTGGCGAGTGTCCGCTCTGCGACAACAGCGCGACATATGGCTTCGCCGACCATAAAAATATTCGGACCTATCAGTGCGAAAAATGTGGTTGCTTTGGAATTAGTCGCAGGGCGGAAGAGTTTGTCCGGGATAAAGGTGAGAATATTCGCTCTCAACTATCAGCGATGGCTCGTAATGCACCAGACGGTCAGTATTTAAGGGTGACGTATACATTAACCCAAGAAGGTATTCAGTTAGTTACTGAATACGTTTCTCATTTATAGAACCCATTAATAAGCTGCAAGCTACAGTTCAACCTGCGTGTAAATGGTCCGTAGCTTGCAGATCATAATATGCAGTTGATCATTGAGAGTCGTAATGTCATCTGCTAATGGGGAGTGGTAGCAGTGATGCTTTTCAGTAACAGCAAATATGCCGCCTCTGAGAGGGTTAATTACAGAATAAAGTTTTCCTTCAAGTTTTTCTATCTGACGGTTAAGTGATGCAATATTCTGCCAGACATCCTCAAGTTTATCGCCAATGAAATTATTCGAAACTTCAAGGGGAGTTGTTCTCGTTGGGTCATGAACCCATTTTTTATTATCCATTAATTTCCGCTCCTGGTTGTATCAAAGATATTTGGGGGCTTTCCTGAATAAATCACAGGTCTAACTGACGTGTAAGTACCTCCAGTTTGTCGTTAGCATTTTCTGCTATGTGACAAAGGCGGCGAATGCTCTCCGCAACGGGTGAGAGCACCTTCATCTCTCCGGAGTCTGCTGCTAAATTCGATGCGAGGTGCTCCGGGTTGATAACAGGGATAAGCTTTTGAGTCAGGAGGTTCAGATGACACTGAAGGCGAGCCATTTGTACCCATGCGGCATTTAGTTGTTCATCTATCAGTGAAACTTTTGGTGCTGTAGCTGCATCGCCTGTTGTCCCGCTTTGTCCATTCATAGGGTGCTAACCTCTTTGTTGTGAGTGGTGACGCTGTTCTGCGTCATGATTTTCAGGCCTAACTTGAAAGCAAGGTGATATTCCGCAACTGCACCGTCGCTGCCCTTCCAGCCATTGAGTATGAAGATGGCATCAGCATGCTGGTAGGTGTGAGCGGGAAAGAGGGAATGAGAGCCTGGTTGTTTAACCACTTCAGGCGGTAGTGGTACCCTGTATGTCCCTAAAACTAACAAGGTAATTTTTTATGTCAGAAGAAATCTCCAATCCATACTCCAACCGGCAGCAGGCAGCGCTTCAGGTGGTTATTGAGCTGATCCGTAAAGATCGCCTCGCAACAGCAGAGCAGGTAATTGCGGCCTACGATAAGTTGGAACAACATTTCAAAGAGAAGAAACAAGGCTAATCAACTTGTTGTTAAGCATTCAAAGGCTGTATTGATTGCGACCGCGAGGTTTTTTGCTCGCTCCTGCATCTCATCAGCTGGTTGTTGAGTGCGTAACTCACTAATCAGTAAAAGTTTAAGAGTCTCAGCCTTCGCTGTAAGCAGCAGGGTTGAGACTGGTTTTGTTTCATCAATCGTCTGCATGGTTTCCCGTTCCTTCATTTAGCCTGTCAGCCGCGGCAAAGAATGCCGGGCGATTGAAGTGGGGCCGGTTGGTCATTGGCCCCGCTATATACACCTTCATATGCTAACCTCGTGAAATTCAGGCATGCACACCCAACAAACCACCTAGGTTCATCGGAACGGGTGTGCATGCCTGAATTGTCTTGTAATATAAGTTATTGCTTGATAGTAGTTTCTTACTAAGGATAAGAGGATGTCACCGGATACATTTGAAATTGCAAAAGCTATATCCAGTTTACAGAATGAAACTAATTATTTTAAAGATTATATATTCCCATTTTTATCAACCTCTGGTTCTGTAGTGGCTGGTTATTTTATAGCTAGCTATTCTTTCAAATCTCAAGAAAAAACAAAAGCTGAAATTGATAAGGTAAATAAATTAAATGAGTTTTTTATAAGTATCGACGGTGGTTTACAGACACTAATAGCTATAAAAAGCATATATAGTGGAAGAATTAATTCTGACCCAGTTCAAAGAGCTTTATCGATCCCTAGAATTGAATGTCATATATCAGAACCACCTGATCCGAAGACTATCGTTTTTCTTACTAAAGGAAACGAACAGGTTAGCGGAGAACCATATTACTCTTCTTGGAATAATCTTCCAAGGATTAATGCTATGGTTGGCAACTATGCTCACTTATGTAATCGAATTTCTGCCAGAAATAACTTCAAAACAGAAATAGATCATTTTTTAGAGTATTCTGAAAATGGAGAGGGCTTTATAAATTTTGAAAAACTTACAAATAAGGATTGGAGAGTCTTCAGGCAATTAGTGGATTCAACAGAGTCAGTGATAACTTTAGTCGATGGATTGTTAAAAGAGTATTATTCTTTTTTAATTAACATGCATACTGCAGCAAGTAAATCCATCAACAAAAAACTAATTAAAGGTCATGTTGAGCTTTTATCATACTCAAATAATTCAGAGATGTTTCGCTCTCAGCTTGATCCTTGTCCTCCAGTGGATGTCGATTCCCTAGCTCATATACTAAAGATTACTAAGGAAAATGCTTCTGAAGTATATATCACAGGGTATGAGAATGTGCCGGTTGAACATGAACCAGCATTGCAAACCAAGATCGCCAAGTAATAATGTAAAACCGCATTTCGCAATCTGGCGCGGTTTCTCCGTTAACGTGGGAAGGCCGTGATCCCCTTGCTTGCACATTAAGCCAACACATCCCGGAGGACCGCCTCCGGGATTCTCGTACTGTCAGCACCCTGGCATGTGCCAGACCAGCAACCCATTCGGGCTGTTAGTTCTATCGACCTGTCCACGTTGTTAAAGAACAAGGGCTTTCGCCTTGATAGTAATAGTATCTATGATGTTTTTATAAAACAATATCAATGATACTATTTTACTGTGGTTTGAATTTAATGTATTGATAAATAAAAGAATTTAAATTAGAGGGGTGTTGCAGGGGGTGGATGCACCAAACATTTCCGATAACGCTATCAGTGTTTCAACTGCTAATTCATAGGGTGACATTGTTGAGATTTGGATTTCTCGTACGGAGTTTTCACAGCAGTTGTAGACAAAATTTCGGGATTTAAAGTCTCCTACCGAGCCCGGTTTCCGCAGTACTGGAGTACATAGAATACCGAAGAAATGCCCCCATATTGCTAACTGAACTGTCCGCTGTAATTTGTTCAGTGTAGGCTGTTTTTCTGGAATGACCTGCTCATGTGGGATAGAAAGTAACCACGCTGTGACTAGATACACGGGTATAAAATGCTGCTCTTCGCCCCTGTAAGTTCTCACAACAACCATCTCATTAAAGACTGGTTCTTCTTTGATTCGCTCAACTTCAAGTTGAGCAGGTATTTGAATGCCTTTACAGATTGATTGGATGGAAACGTTAATTGCAGTCTCGGTTCTTAAGATCAGCAACTCGATGTTCAGATAGGTGATGGTAGTAATCTGTTGCATAGGACCTCCAGTTATTTGTCTGGTGACAGATGCTACACAGCAATTAAATGAATTAATGTTTATATGGGTTGATTTTTAGAGTTTAAATTGCCTTAAAAGTCAATGGGTTGTTGTGCATCAATCTTTGTGCAATGAATTGCTTGCGTATAAAAAACACAACGATAATGTGACTCAGATATGAAATTTACTGGAAATATAAACAGCGAAGTTAGGCGAATAAATCTACGGGATAGGATATTAGAACTGACTTATCACTGAAAATAACGACTGGACTTAACGATTGCAGAAATAAGATACATTTGCTCTATCTCATCGCGTTTTTGTAGCTCAGGAAATGCACTTTTACCTGAAATATCAGATAATTGAACATCTTCACCACGTATAGAAACCAGAGACTTAAAAAGATAAGTGCCATTTTTAAGCTGTAAAAGAACATCATCTCCTGGCTCAGGGGCGATTTGTTTTTCTACAACAACGAACTCACCGTTTTTTATGCGAGGCCACAATGAATTTCCTGAAACTTCAACAGCGAAACTACTGCGATCGTCATCTATTTTTAAGAAACCAGTGGTATGAACAAGTCCAGAAGAAGCCCCGTTATCGCCAGGAGTAACTCGACCAATAACCATAACACGACGAGACATTTCAGAAAGAGTTACTGAATCGCCCAGTGAGCGGGCTTGTTGAGCAATCTGTAAGGAAAGAGTAGGGCTAATATCTTCAGCGCCAACTTGCAGTATGCGGGCGAGCGCAGACACCGCCCTTGCATTCAGCGGCTGGCGACCGTTGATGTAATGCCCAATAGCGCTCTGTGTAATCCCCATTTGATCAGCGACAGAAGCCTGACTAAGCCCCAGTTCCTTTTTCTTGGACTGGTAAATGGACTTTAGTCGTTGTGCATCTTTCTTTTGTTCATCAGTTAAATATCTGCTCATTTCTGAATTTTAATATATTTGCTATTAATTTCATAACATCAAAGATATTGTTTAAATTTAATATCAATGATACTTTTGTGTTGGAGGTACCAATGAGACAGATGACTCTAGAAGCTCTGGTTGCAGAACGAAGCCAGGCCGAGGTAGCTAAATTACTTGGCTGCTATCAATCAGCCATCAGCGCGGCCATTAGAAAGGGGCGAGTAATATCCATCGCGCTCCATGATGATGGAACCGCTGAAGCAGTAGAAATATCACATTTTCCAAACCGAACTATGCCCGCTGACCACGGGTGATAGTACTTGAGTTGCACAACTCCGAGCGGGACAAGTGGAGGGCATAATGAACATTATATCCAGATGGTTGAAACGGCGCCGTGAGCGGCGCCAGCGGATGAAGGATCTACGCACTACTGAGAACCTTGCGATTCTTCTTGGCGTCCACCCTGAATTAGACGCAGTTGTACAGGTTTTCTGGAACGATGATGGCGAACTGACTGTAGTCCCCAGCCAGACTGGAGGGTCAGCATGTCACGCGCATTCGAAAACACACACTGAGCTTGTTCAGTCAGAACAATCTCCGGATCGGACTGAAGATTAAGGATGGATTCTATCGATTTTACCAGTTTTTCTCCGATTTCTGGATGTTGCTCGGCCGTAGTTGAGATTGTAAGCATCAGCAAATCGGTAATGGCGTTGAAATACCTGTTGAGGAGTAATTCTCCTTCTGAGAAATCGTCGATTTCCATAATTTCACCTTGATGATTGTTTGTTGGCACTTTCAATCTATCACGGTAAAACCGGCCCGGCGGGATCCGGGAATGCTATCAGACCACTTTGATTTATATTGAAAATATACACGAGATAACCATGACCAAATCCATCCTTGAACGTCTGCCGCAACGTCGTAATCGCGGTGTAACCCCGGATGACATGCGCACCGAAGACATGCGCTGTCGCGTTACTCCAGCTCGTCGGGTTGCTGTAGATGCCGTGGCCCGTAAATACCGGGAGCAGGGCGTTTCCCATAAATCCGATGTAATGAACCTGGCGCTGGAAAATCTGGTTTATCAGATGACCAGTTGCGATCCGGAGCTTGCCGAAGAAATCCGCCACGCGCTTAAAGCCGAGGCACTTCCAACCGATCACTCATGGCTTGCTGGTGGAGAAGATGAATAACAATGCCCGTTCTCTCGAAATTGCCCGTCAGGTACTTATCCGGCAGGCCCGCGCTGCTGGTGGAGAGCCAGCGGTTCAGGCGCTGCTTGATCGCCTGACTGCAAACTATTCGCTTATACGGAACAACGGTAGCGATAAAAAACACTAAGCGTGCCGGGCTTTCACCGGCACCGTGCTGCGACCAACAGCACTCGGTTAGCAATTGAATGGTAACTCTGTCCCTGTCTGCGAGAAGGGACAGTAGGGCGAACTATGAGCCGAATATTCGATATTGTTCAGTCACTGACTGGGCAGAAAAACAATCTGGTTGTCCCCAGGCAGTTTCTGCGCTTCTTTGCCGGAGACCAGCAGGCGTATCAGCTTGCGGCAATTCTGAACCAGATCATCTTCTGGTCCGGGCATTCAACCCGTGACGACGGCTGGTTTTATAAGACCCATGAAGAACTGGGAGAGGAGGTCGAACTCAGCTCAGATCAGGTTCGTCGTGTCGTCGATAAGTTATCAAAGGCCTACCTGGCCGGTATTCTCAGTACGGCGAACAAGCGAACGGCAAACGGCGATAAGGTCAAACATTACCACCTTGATGGTGACGCTCTTATCGAAAAACTGTTCCCGGCAACACCATGTCCGAAGGAGAAAAAAGAGCCTGATTCGCCAGACGGGAATGGCGAAGTCGCCGAACCGGAACCGCATAACCGCCAGTCCGGAACGGCGGAAGCGCCGCTCCCTGGGTCTGGCGAAGTCGCCGTTCCTATTCTCTATACAGATCAATACACAGATCTAAACATACAGATCTTAAATTATCGTCCGCGCACAATTTCTGAGCAGACGAAGCGATTTCTTGAGCGCCATCCGGATGCTGTCGACGGGGTCTATACCGCCGGTGGTCGCTCATGGGGCAACCAGGACGATGTTGTCGCTGCGGCGTATGTGTTTAAGCGCGCGCTCAACATCAACGCATCCCTCGGTGAACCAAACTGGATTGAGTGGGCAAACGACATTCGTCTGCTGCGCAATGCCAGAAACGTCACGCACAAGCAGGTCTGCGAGGTGTTCCGCTGGGCCAACAAACATCATTTCTGGAGCACTAACATCCTCAGCCCGTCCGGGCTACGTCGCAAATGGGACAATCTTGTTGCACAGATGGGATGCCGATCAGCTGGCGCCGGTTCCGGCAGTCTCGACTGGGATAACACTGACTGGGCTGAAGGAGTGCTGGGATGAAAGACCTGATGCAGGCAATACAGAACCGTGACGGCAGGGCGCTCAGCCGACTGGCCAGTGGCGCGCCTCAGCACACCCAGCGTGAAGAGCAGGCCGCTCTGGTATTTAACGACCTGTTTCGCCAGTTGCGTGCCACTTTTCCGGCACTCAGCACGCACATCAAAACCCAGGATGACCTCGACGAATTTCGCCGAACCTGGATGCTGGCATTTGCCGAGAACGGGATCACCACCATGGCACAGGTGAACGCCGGAATGCAGATTGCCCGCCAGCAGGAAACGCCGTGGATCCCGTCGCCGGGTCAGTTTGTTGCCTGGTGCCGGGAAGGGAGTCTGCGGGTAGCCGGTCTGCCTTCTGACGAAGAACTGGTTGAGATTGTCCGGGACTACTGCCGGCAGCGTGGATATTTGTCCTCTCCGGAGGCGTATGACTGGAAGCACCCGGCGCATTACTGGATGGTTACTGCGCTGTATGGCGGTATGCGCGCCAGTAACTGGACGGACAAAGAATTGCTGGAAGCGGCGCGCCGGGAACTGACCGCCATGGCCGAGAAAATGCGCTGTGGAGAACCGATCCCCGAGCCGATTCTGGTACTCACTGAAAAAACTCGTCCGGCATTGTCGCGTGAAGAGGGTTTAAAACGCATCACAGAGATTCGCACTAAGTTCGGCCTTACCAGACGAACGAAGTAACACGAGAAATCGCGCCTGACCAGCGCACTTAAACCAACAAAACATGAGGTTAGCAATGTTTAATCTGAAGAATCTGCGGTTATACCGCTTAAGCCGTGACGTTAAATTTGATACTGACTCGTTGCAGGAAAAGTTAAGCGCTATGCCATTCACACCTGGTGGTGCAGGGGGAATCTGCTGATGTATCAGATTATCTATGCTGATCCTCCATGGTCATACCGTGACAGTGCTGCAGATGGTAAGCGCGGTGCTGGATTCAAATATCCGGTAATGCGGTTTGATGACATTTGCCGTTTACCTGTCTGGGATCTGGCTAACCCCGAATCTTGTCTGCTCGCTATGTGGTGGGTACCGACGCAGCCCGAAGAGGCGCTGGCTGTCATGAAAGCCTGGGGTTTTCGTCTGGTCACGATGAAAGGTTTCACATGGCACAAAACTAACCGGATTAAGGGTAACAGCGCTATTGGAATGGGGCATCTTACCCGAGCTAACTCCGAAGATTGCTTGTTTGCCGTGCGTGGGCGTCTGCCTGTTCGACTGGATGCTTCGATCTGCCAGCACATTACCGCTCCGCGCGGAGAACACAGTGCCAAGCCTGTGGTATTTCGCGAATTGTTACAGCGCTTGGTTGGCGATATTCCCCGGATTGAATTATTCGCGCGCGGCGACATACCTGGTTGGGATTGCTGGGGAAATGAATGTGACAGTAGTGTCCGGTTGATACGTGGCGGGTGGAAAGCCGATGCGCGTACTGCTTAACCCCATCATCGTTCGCGAACTGAATCAGGTCATTCTGCGCCCGGGCCGCTCAATGATGGGGTTATTCTATGGGCCGGTGGTTATTGCACCGGCCGGAGAGATGGAGGCCGGGCGCAAGCCCGGTTTACTGCCGGAAGAGCAGCCATTGCTGGCAGATCCCGCATATTCATCATTCTGGATGGAGCCTGAAGTGCTGCGTGCCGCAGGTGGCTCAGTCCAGAGTTGGGTCAGAAAGTTTAACGTTTGCCAGTGGAACCATGGTGCAGATGAATACCATCACCGAGAACTTACCACGGCGAAGTATGAGCATTCAGGGCTTTGCCTGTGCTGGCATCACGACCGCGTGCTGGTGGACCAGCCTCCAGCGCTGGTTGCTGATATTGCCCGTCAAAATGCGGCGCAATACATTCTTGAATCAGTTCGCTCGCATTTTCGGTACCCCGATCATCATATCGTTACTATCAGTGACCTGGGTTGCTGGGCATTGGTTAAACGAGTTGCTGGTCTCCTCCCTGACACAGTTATTCGTAAGTTGCTGTGCATGCCTTCAACTGAACCAATTAAACCTGTCTACCGCGAGAGCGAACTGGTAATAAACCCGCCAGATCCCCTAGCAATAATTACAACTGCTGTCGAGGATACGCCGGTTCTGGTTGTCGCGATCGATGCTGACGCGCCAGCGCAGTACATGCGCCGTCCGAAAATACAGCGTTGGGTATGTCAGGTGTACACTGACTGGGTCAAAACACAGGCATGCTGTGGTTGTGGTGCACCCGCTGATGATCCGCACCATATTATTGGTCATGGTTTTGGAGGGACAGGAACGAAAGCGGGGGATTTCCACGTTATGCCCATATGCCGAATCTGCCACAGGGAACTGCATGATGATGTAAATGCGTGGGAACGCGAGCATGGTAGCCAGCTTGAGCACGTACTGCGGATACAGTATCGTGCGCTGGGGCTGGGCGTGATTGTGACAGGCTGTGCGTAGTGGAACCGGTTAATCTTGCTGTATCGTGATTCAATACAAAGCGGGCATTTCTTATCCTTCACTATAAAAATCATAATACTAACTAATCGGGACTATAAGTTGTCAATCGACAGCATTGTGCTTATTTTGTAAATTATAAGTTAAAATGTGGGTGTTGTTATATGGATATTAATGAATTTCCAACTGGAGTCATCGAACATCTTGGCTGGTATGTATACCGCCTAATTGACCCGCGGGATGGCAGTACGTTCTACGTAGGGAAAGGGAAAGGTAATCGTGTCTTTGCTCATATGCGTGGTGAGGTTGCGGCAGTGGATGATGATGAGTTACTGAGTAACAAACTCAAGCAACTTCGAGAGATCAGACTAGCTGGTCTTGAGGTTATCCATGTTATCCATCGGCACGGTATGGCTGAAGAAAAGACCGCTTACGAGGTTGAAGCTGCACTCATAGACGCCTATCCCGGTTTAACTAATATTATGAACGGTGCTGGCAGTAATGAATTCGGTGCTGCACACATCAAAGAGTTAATCGCTACATACCAACCTGAAACAATTACGTTCCAACATAAGACCCTAATGATATCGGTTAACAGGAGTTCTAAGGATATTGATCTCTATGATGCAGTACGGTTTAGCTGGCGTGTCAGCGTTGAACGTGCTCGTAAGGCTGAGGTTATACTGGCAACAGTAAGAGGGATTGTGAGGGGCGTATATATTGCTGATGAGTGGCTCAAGTCTACTCGTGAGAATTTCCCAGAGATAGCTTCATGGGATGCAGATGATGAGTTTGAAGCTACTCAAAGTTCCCGCTTTGGGTTCCGGGGTAGAGCTGCATCCCCTGAGATTACACAGCTTTATTTAGGTAAGAAGATCCCTGATGACCTCAGAAAGAAAGGTGCTATGTCTCCTGTGAGATATTCCCCCGGGTTTTGATTCCGGAATAGAACTGTATTTTAGACTGTAGCCAATTTTTGCGCATGACGAGAGAGAGTCCGTCATAGTTGGTTCCTTTGTGCTTGGGGCGGACATTGCTAACGTTATTGAACATTAAGTCAGATAGCAAAGATTGCGACCCTCTAGGTGAATGCTTACATTTCAATGATCGAGTTTGATTATGAGATGATAGTGGTTTATTGAGTGGGTCGGTTGGCAGTTACACTCGAGGATTGTATACTGGCCACAGGTTTTCAGTAATTAAATATATTGAAAGTTGAATAGATCAAGGGCTTCGAAGAAAGCACAACTAAAAACTGGCGCCTATTTTTATGGAGGAACAATGAGCGGCATTCGTATAACACAGGCTATTGACAATAATCAGATTTTAATAAATGTAACTGCTTTTAATTCTAGTGTTAACCCCTATCCACTCAAATGCCCGGACCCAAATTGTTCTGCTCATTTGGTGTATGTCAAAAGTCATATTCGTCGATATGTTAACAAAACGCTGCATATTCCCGCTTTCTTTAGGTTGGAAAAAAATTTCACACATGACAAATTTTGTCAGTATGGAACTTCAGGTCTAGATACAATCTATGCAGGTGATTCCAGTCATGATATTAGCCGGGCACTTGCCAAAGGTAACAAATTATTCCGTATACATATACTAGATGTAGATGATATCGCTAAAATAAGCAAAAAAGCTGCTGCTGTGCAGGCAAATCCGCCTTCTGATACAACAGACCGCGTTTATGTCAAGAGGGGCAGGAAAGCCCCCTACGTTAAGAACATGGACAGCTTACGGGAAATCTATGAATACGGCAAAGCTAATCCCAACCAGAGAAATACCATAAAAATTGTCACGGGAACAAGTACAGTAACGTGGTCTGATTTTTTCTATGAAACAGCTCAGTTAGATCGGTTGTCAACTTACCTTCAGACAGTAAAAATAGCTCAGGTTGCTGTAATCATGAAAGTGCATGTAGCGAGAACACCCTTGGCGAAGTTTAATCATCGGCAATTCATTGAAGGTTCGCCCATGAGGGTGAAAGGAGGCCCTAATATATATCCTACGATTCAATTAGGAAATGTTACTCCGCAATTATTTCCGTTGAGCAGTAACGTGATGGTACTCGGTAAGTTTACTGTTCCAATTAATAGTAAAATGATAATGGATCCCATATTTGATCGTGAAGTCAGAACCATAGTTTCTAGTGAAGAGCAGGTGCTGATCCTTTGAAATTACCGGAATCTGGCTCGGCTAACTCTGCCCAATTTGCAAACATAACGTAATGAGCGCATTCTCCACCGCTTTTTTAGTCATTTTGTGTTGATTAAAACTGACTTCTGCTCCTCCATACAGCAAATATCGCGGCGCTTCAGGTGGTCCCCTATGTGCTATGAAGCGGACTTGTTGTGCGAACTAAAGTAGCTTGGGTGTGTTAAAGCTCACCACACCCTTTGTGATACGATGGTTGTTTTAGATTGTGACATGGGGGCAGATTTTGAATTCATACGTTTTCCTTGCTGGAGCCATCTTAGCTGAAGTCATAGGTACAACCCTGATGAAATTCTCTGACGGATTTACACGCCTATGGCCATCTGTAGCAACCATTGTGTGTTACTGCACTGCTTTTTATCTTCTCGCCCAGACGTTGTCGACCATTCCAACGGGTATTGCGTACGCAATTTGGTCAGGTGCTGGAATCGTATTAATCAGCCTCTTGGGCTGGTTGGTAAGTGGGCAAAAACTCGATTTCCCGGCGATTGCAGGCATGATCCTTATTTGTGCCGGGGTTCTTGTTATAAATATTTTTTCAAAATCTTCTCTACATTAGTTTTCTTGAGAGAGAGTCGGATATCTTGCACGGTTAGGTGGTTTCTTCGATTAAAGGTACCGTCAGCAAATTCATTTAACTTATGTCCGCTTCACGGCCTGAGACAGTCAACGATATCAGTTTAGCGGGCCCGGTATATAATGACTGAGTAAAAATTCAGGTGCGCTGCCGTTGCTGTGTTCCTTGCGACGATCCGTACCACCTTGTTGGTCATGGGGTGGGGGGACAAGAACAGAAGCAGGGGACTTTAACGTAATGCTTTAGTGCCGCGTTTGTCATACTGTGAACTGCACGACGATGCCGCTGTTTGGGAGCAGGAACACGGTAGTCAGTTTGAGCTCGTACTGTGGATACAACTTCGTGCGCTAGGGCCTGGGGACCTAAAACCAAAGTGATGCATTGTTCTCATGACTGTATTATTGTTTTATGATTCATTGGCTACTTTTATCATGGAATCAAACGGATGAACCAGAAAGCATGGTCTTTTAAAGCAGTAGGTCAGGATGATCTTCGGTACTTCGGCAATAATGGCTATCACGATGACTCAGCTAGTTTTTACAGATATGACAACTTTGTCCCAAATCATAAGCAAGTCAAAAAAGGTGATATTGTCATAGTAACCGACAGAAAAAATGTATTGGGTATATCGGTCATAGACAATATAACATCGACCCCATACATAAAACTTCGTAATCGATGCCCATATGAAAACTGCGCACCAGCAAAGCTAATCCATCGGAAATCTAAAAAACCAGAGTGGCGCTGCAGCAACGGTCATGAATTTAATCATCCTAAAGTAGAAGAAGTCCCAGCACTTGAATTTACAGCAGACTATAAAAAAAACTACAGATCAATTAGTTCTGTCTCCATAACAGATATAATATCTCACACACCACGCTACAACGTTCAGAGTTCAATTCAGGAAATCGACTTTGAATGGGCAAAGAATCTGTTTGGTGGCATTGTTCAGCTGGACCCTACTGAAGCTGACTGTGATGATATTCTTCTCGATGCTGATGATCAGCGGAAGGCTATTTTGCGACATATTAAGCAACGGCGCGGTCAAAAAGCATTTCGTGACAGTTTGATAGCTAAAACCGCTAAATGCGCTGTAAGTGGCTGCGAAATTGTTGATATCCTCGAAGCTGCACATATCACTGCATACAAAAATGATACACACAATCACGTAAGCAATGGGCTCTTACTGCGTTGTGACATGCACACGCTTTACGATCTGGAACTATTTGCTATCGATCCGGATTCATTCATTATTTACTTTGCTCCACAGATCCAAGATAAAGAATATACGCGATATCATGGGAGGAAATTGCAAGCAACGCATAAAATTAATCGTGGAGCACTTATGGAAAGATGGAAAAGGTTTACTGAAAAATATAAATTATTTGAAAACACTTCACTTAACATGGTCGCTTTGACTTAGAATATATTTTAAAAAAAAGTGTAATGTTATCGGATTTGGGGAAGTATTAGATGATTTTAGATTGCTATAATATAAAATATAAGGGAATTATTGTAGTGCTGATTGATAGTATTTAACAGAAGAAGGCAGCACCAGAGTCTACTAAGGTATTTTTAAAGCAGAGGTTACAACGCCCGCCTTAAACACATAGTGAAAGGCGGGGGAGATGATATTAGCAATTTTGCTCTCTATCGATTAGAAATTAACGAAGTATTAAACCTACTAATCAATAGATTCCAGCTACCACTCCTTTACTTGAGTGCTATCAATGAAGGATTATCTTCACCCAACAATAGAGAACTTATCAATAAATTCAATATGAAAAATAGTATGGGTAAGATTTGATCGACTTGAGCTCATCTTTTCTGAGTATTTTTTTTAACGCTTTTTTTCCAGCCAATCTGACGGCAGGATCTGGTATAGTTATCCATTCAGGTGGCGATATCTTTCCTGTTGCGAACATATACAAATTGCTGGAACTATGTTCACCATTACTTCCATAATATGTATGTTCATTACAAATAACTCCATCCGCACCCTGTTGTTTAATCAGGCGCATGATAAACTCAATCCAGTGACGAACGAAATTTTGTTGAACAGCCCATTTTATTTTGGTGTTAGTTTGAGCCATCAGCTTTTTTTGCCATACGGTAGCTTCTCCATCCATAATAAGGTGCGGACGTAAAATTTTCCCTGAAGCACACATATCCTGCCATACAGTGAAACTGGTGGATGCGACATGGGAACTACCGAAGGAATGCAAACGAAATGTTTCCCAGAGTTGTCTCGAGAATTGCTCATCTTCTGGAAGGTTAACGACAATGGCGTCCGGAGCTAAGGTCGTACGGCAACGCCCGCTTCCTGCTCCCTGAAGTTGTTCCTCATCTTTTGTGAAGGAGATAAATGAATGAGGAAGAAGTTCAGGCTTCAGTTCCGGTGAAACACCTTTCACTTTCCAATGCTCAAAATATTCGTCGGTTGCATGATACCAGTAATCCATTTGTGCCTCTCATCTTATTGGTTGATGACTAAAAGTCTGAGGAGATTTAAATGTCCAACAATAAAAACTGATGTTACTAGTAAATTTATGTCAAAATCGTTAGTAGAGATATAACATCAGTCCGCTTTTGGTAATATTTAAAAATTTAAATAAACAGTGTTCAAATGGCTACAGTATCAGCCCTGATGCGGGCTGACACTCATTAGAAATGATAACTATTTCTTGCTCGAACGACACTCTCTGCACCAGCTTTGATTTGTCGCACCAGAAGGTATTGTTCTGAAGCCGAAGAGAGCCTGTAGCTCACTAGCCGTGTGTGCTGTAGTCCGTTTACAATTTGGGCATGTATGCGGAAGATTGACTGTTCCTACCATTTTGGTCTCCTTTAGATTTCACCGCGTTCTTTGAGAATCTTCATTGCGACACCTTTTTCACGATCACTAGCTGAACTGAAGAATCCCTCTGACTTGACTAGCTGTTTCAATTCTGCACTTTTTTTACCTTCAAAGCGCATTTTAATAACCTGCAACTCACTTATTTGAGCTTCTAGTGCGCTAGCAACGCCTTTTATGATTTTTCCTGTGATGTTCTAAAATCCCACGTTTACTTCTCCATTTTTCATCTGGTTCTTCTCAAAACAGAGCATGCTGAAAAATCTGCGATTCACTCGAGAAAACTTAATTATCGGCATGTGTCCCATAAACCTGAGAAATCAATTTTTAACAATTTATGAGAATCGGAAACAATCATGGCAAAGGCTTACTTACAGCGATTTTTACCCAATGTTCTTTGGCGAAGATTTTGTTACGGATGTGATACTGCACATGAAACAGTATAGGGGTATATTCTTTGCCATTAATCTTTTTATATGACGAAGAGATATGGTTGATTTAGCGTATTATGTGAATGCTATTAAAAACGGAAAGGAAGTAATTTGCATTCAAGAACAGTGGGTGCAGGATAATTTGGCTGAAGTTGAAACTATCGCCATGGAATGGCTTCATGATAGCGGTGTGGTAATCCGATGCACTAAGATAGATGCGGCAGGGCAGGAAATCAGGCCAATGAAGAAGAATTTTTATAATGTTTGTCAGGAGTCATTCTGGTTGAGTATGAATTGACAGCCTGTAATGCATTTCACTTTTTGCAACACTGAAAGCAATTGCTCCTTTTTATGAGATAATGCTCGCGACCAAAGCAGGTTAGCGAGAAATAAAAATGAGCACTGAAGCGGCTATCAAAATCTTCGACCCCCGGACGGCTAAGCTAGAACCACGCGGTGGCAAGTCGTCTATCCACTGGGATGACATTGCAGCAATGCTGGCAACTCTGGAACGTGAAAATCCAGTGGGTTATCAGATGATAATGGTGAACTTCAGGGATGATAAGCAGCAGGAACGCACGCTGCGTGACAATGTCACAAAGTGGGCGAAAGCTTTCTGCTCTAAAAGCCAATTAGTTGACAAACCGCTGGTGGAAAGGATGTGCCAGACGGTTGTCGACCTCCAGTTTCATCGGCCACTGAGTAGTCAGCATCGATCTCTTCAGCACCTGCATCGCCTGTATGGTCCGTATGCTCAGCGTGAAACTACACGTATGAAGAAGCTGAAAAAAATACTCAGTAAAGAGCTGCGTGCTGACCGAATTAGTTACCTCGAAGATCAAATTTCAGCAGCCAGGCAGAATATTAATAACTGGGTAGTAGCCCATGCGCAGGCATCCACTCATTGCCCACGCTGCCGTGGAACCGGGATTATTAACCAGCCTCAGCATGGTACTTGCCCCGTTTGCAATGGCGATCGATATATCGCCCCGACGCACCGGGAAATTGTGCGTCACATCAGCAGTAATAATGACCAGGTTGAACTGTACTGGTTTGTTATGGATGAATGTCGCTGGTGGTTATCAGCCAGCGCCAGTGCAGCGACAACGCGGCTCTGTGAACTATTTGAAATGAATCGCGATGGTTGACAGAAAACGCTCTCAGGATGAAAATCCCAACAATAGCTGTATCTCTCATAACCCGCCTCGTGCGGGTTTTTTTGTGCCCGTTTCCGGGCAAGGAAAGTACAAATGGTCGGAAAAGAACCCGGTATTCTCGGCTGGATTGCATCGCTGGCGCCATGGGCGGTTGGGCATGCCTACGCCACGTGGGGAAGTATCACTGCCTTCCTCGCTGCATTGTGGTCGAGTCTGAAAGATGGGCGGGGATGGGTGTCATCTCTGTTCGGCGGTGTGTTGGCAGTTCTGATAACACTCAGCGTTCTGGCAGTGATGAGAAAAAGTGGGCTTCACGAAGAGTGGATGCCTCTTGTGGGCCTGGTTGTTGGCTTCGTGGGTGCTGACAGGATCCGCGCTGCAGTTCTTGATGCGTGGGAATTACGTAAAAATAAACTGGTGCAAAACGATGAATCAGAAAAGTGAAATTATTCCGCTACTGCGGCAGGAAGAAGGTGTCCGATATTCGCCGTACATTGATAGTCTTGGTTATCCGACGACCGGAGTGGGCTTTAAGCTCGGTCCGGCAGGCGCGCCACTTTCACACTACACATTTACGCTGGACGACGACACGATTGACGCGTGGCTCTACAGTTACGTTGATGCAACTCATGAGGCAATGACTGATAACGATGACATTGCTCAGGCCTTAGCTCAGTGTAATCAGCCCCGGCAGGATATTCTGACCAGCATGGGTTATCAGATGGGAGTCTCGGGTCTGGAGGGTTTTCATCACATGCTTTCAGCAATAGTTGACGAGAATTGGGACGAAGCTGCAGCCCAAATGCTGGACAGTACCTGGGCAAAACAGACGCCGGAACGTGCCAGTCGTCATGCTGTAGTAATGCGTAATGGCCTGTGGTCACCAACCTATGATTTTGATTTATAAAATGCTGATAATTGATGTCTCGCTACGTTAAAAACAGCATAAACGATCTGATTTTTATCTCCACGTTTAACCACTTCCCGAGGGTTGTATTTTCAAACCCAGCATAAAACTCTGTTAGGAATTCTCATGAAATCGACAATCGTCTTAACTGGCGTGACATTGTGCTGCCTGTTGTTGTCCGGTTGCTCTGGCGCCAGAGTTGTGGAAACCACCACGACCGCGGGTACAACGCTGTCTACAGCCAGGGTTTCTGGTGGTACCGAACTGACCTTTAATCAACAATCCGGCTTACTGTGCATTGATGCAACCGGAAGCGGTGCATGTTCCCATCCGACTGAATCAGAGAAGTAGTTACTCCAGAGCGTCGCGTGCGGCGCTCGATAGTGATTACTGGATGTTGATATGGCGAAAACTGACTGGAAAAAGCTGGAGAAGGAATTTCAGCGTGCTCATGCTAAATCTGGCATCAAATTGCAGGACTGGTGTGAACAGAAAGGTATCAGCTACGCCACGGCCCGCCGCCATATCAAAATGCGCAGAAGTGCGCAGGTAGATGCGCAAAAGAACGTGCGCAAAACTGCGCAGTCTGTTTCTGAGGAACCCAGTACTGACGCTGGAGAGGACGAAGATGCGCACAGCACTGACGACGATGAAAATTGCGCAGATCAGCCAGAAACGAAACGGATTCGCGGATCCCGATCTTTGGCCCCAACAAACGCATTTCAGGAGCGCAACGCCGCCGCTGTAAAACACCGGGGTTACGCGAAGTATCTCGATGCACATGGTCTGATGGATGACGCCAGCGAGATGGCGCTCATTGATGAACTGGTGTTCACCCGCGCGCGGGCACTTTCCGTCACCAGCACAATGAAACGTATGTTCTCCGATATGGAGCAGGCGGAGACCGTAGAACTCCGCGTCGAACTGTACGGCAAAATACTTCAGGCAGAACAAGCTCTGGACCGCAATATCGGGCGTATTGAGTCCATTGAACGTACGCTCAGCACACTGGACGTGTATGCCGCAACCACGCCGAAGATCATCGCTGATACAGCGCGTATCAAAGCGGCTACCGCCAAGCTCAAGGCCGAGACTGACATTCTCACCAGCAACAAGCAGGGCGTGACCACGCCAATGACGTCGATCGTTGCTGACCTGCAGGCTATGCACAACTCCGGACGGATAAATGACTTCCCGGAAGAGTGAACCGCAATACTGCGAACCGGACCTGAACGGTATGTCGGAGGAAGAACAGCGTCTTTTCATCCTGACAAAACTCAGTAACCCGTGGTGGCGACTCAACAACCTGTACAAGATTCAGGATGAGAAAGGGGTTCTTGTCACATTTCTCATGCGACCGGCACAGCGTCGTCTGTTCCGCAACATGCACAACAAAAACACCATTCTGAAAGCGCGTCAGCTTGGTTTCTCCACCAGCATCGATATCTATCTTCTGGACCAGGCGCTGTTCACGCCAAACCTGAAATGCGGGATCGTCGCTCAGGATAAACAGGCTGCAGGTGAGATATTTCGTACCAAAATAGCCGTGCCGTTCGATAACCTGCCGGGATGGTTGAGGGCCTGCTTCACTGTCGTCGAGCGCCGCAGCGGGGCAAATGGGGGCTTCATCCTGTTCGGGAACGGCTCAAGTATCGGCGTGGCCACATCATTCCGTTCCGGTACCGTTCAGCGCCTGCATATCTCCGAGCACGGCAAAATATGCGCGAAGTACCCGGCAAAGGCGAAGGAATTGCGTACCGGTACGCTTAACGCCGTGGCGGACGAGTGCATCATCTTTATCGAATCCACCGCCGAGGGTGTGGGCGGGGATTATCACTCTATCTGTACTGCTGCAATTGAGCTGGAGCAGGCAGGAATCGAACTCACGGCGCAGGATTTTAAGTTTCACTTCTATCCCTGGTATGACGATCCGAAATATCAGGCATCGGTGCCTGCAGGCGGTCTGCGACTCAGTAAGTACCACCAGAAGTATTTTGCCGCCGTTGAGCAGCGCATGGATATCACGCTGACCGACACGCAGAAGCAATGGTACATCGGCAAGGAGCGGACGCAGGGCGAAGAGATGAAACAGGAGTTTCCGTCCACGCCGGAAGAAGCGTTCCTGACGTCCGGGCGAAGGATATTCGACGCGATAGCAACCATGCGCGCCGGTGGCCGCTGCATCACGCCGCTGATTGTCTACGACATGGACCCGGTTACCGGGAAAAAGTCGAAAGTACAGGCGTTGCGTGGCGGCAACAAAGAAGAACTCCAGCGCACGCTGATGAATCACCTGCTGGTCTGGGAACTGCCGGACCCGGATGATGACTATGCGATCGGCGCGGATATCGCAGAAGGGCTGGAGCATGGCGACCGCTCATCGTTTGACGTGGTGAAGAAGAGCACCGGCGAGCAGGTGGCTCACTGGTACGGGCATCTGGACGCGGAACTGTTTGCCATGCTGCTGGCTCACGCGGGACGCCTGTACAGCGGCATTGTTCGGCAGGGTGAATACGAAGTTCAGATCCCTGCGTATATCGGACCGGAACGAAACAACCACGGCCATGCGGTTATCCAGAAACTCCGTGAGATTTACCCCACCAGCAGGATCTACACCGAAGAGTATATCGATCGCGATAACGACGACGAAACGGCGAAGCTGGGCTGGCTGACGACCAAACAGAGCAAGCCCATTGTCATCGAGGGCATGAAGACCCTGTTACGCGAAGACTGCGACGGGATCCGGTGGCTGGGAACCATCACTGAAATGTCCTCATACGTCTACGACAAGAAAGGCTCAATGAATGCGCAGGAAGGCTGCTTTGACGATCAGGTCATGAGCTACTGCATTGCTCAGGAAATGCGGGCACGTATGCCTGTACGCCCGGTTACCGTCTACAACGACACCAGACCACAGCACTGGATGACACAATGAAACTTATCGAAATCAGCAAGAACCGCCAGCATCACGGACAGTTCACACAGACGCAGTTACTTAACCTCATGGGCGATATCGACGGTCAGCCGGACTGGCGTACCGACGCAAACCGGTGCTGTGCCTATTACGACGGCGATCAGATACCGCCGCAGGTGGCTGCTGTGCTGGAAGAGCGGGGGCAGCCAGTTGAATGCCAGAACCTGATAGCTCCGGCTATTGACTCCGTGCTGGGTACCGAAGCTAAAACGCGTTCGGATCTGCGTGTCGAAGCTAACTATGAAAACGACGACATGGAGAAGCTGGCGGAAGCACTGAACGCTGAGTTTTACACCGTGTGTCAGGAGATGCGCATTGATCGCGTCCGGTCTGATGCTTACGCCGGACAGATTAAAGCAGGGCTGTCATGGGTGGAGGTTCGTCGCAACCCCGACGTTACCGGGCCGCGCTACATTGCGGAGCAGATTAACCGTAACGAAGTTGACTGGGACTGGCTGAGTAAAAAGCCCGATCTGCGTGATGCGCGCTGGGTGCGCCGCCGTCGCTGGATTGACCTGGATGAAGCTGTGATGTTGTTCCCGCAGCGGGCCGAGACGCTGAAGAATGCTGTCGGTACATGGGACACCTTTGACGACATTGAGCGCATTGATGGTGATGACGTTGATCTGCGCAGCGGGTGGGAAGAACGGCAGACGTGGAGCCGCAACGAAGCAGAGTATCTCAGTACCAGCCGCGACCGCATCATGCTGTACGTGATCTATTACCGCGTCTATGAGCGGATCCCGATGCTGGCGCTGCCGACCGGCAAGATGGTGGAGTACGATAAAAACAACATTGCTCATGCCGTGGCGGTTGCCAGCGGTCGGGTGAAGGTTGAGATGCGTCTTGTGTCGTTTATCCGGGAATCATGGTGGGCCGGTCCCTATCACCTGGGCGATCGTCTGTGTGATGCGCCGCAGGGGATGTTTCCGCTGGTACCTTTCTGGGGATTTCGTAAAGACCAGAGCGGTATTCCTTATGGCCTGGTATCACGAATGATCAGCGCGCAGAACAGCTACAACTTCCGGCATCTGAAGGTTACCTGGTTACTGCAGGCGTCGCAGGTCATCATAGATAGCGATGCAACGAACATGACCGCAGACCAGGTCCGTAAAGAAGCGAACCGTCCGGACGGTGTATTTGTCCTCAATGCCGATCGTAAGAACAAGACCAAAGCAGCGGATGCGCTACAGATTAACCGGGACAGTAGCGTCAGCGCGCAACAGATGCAGGTTATGGAGTACGACCGCCAGAATATTCAGGACTGCGCCGGGATCTATTCCAGCTATATGGGGCAGGACACCAGTGGTGTGGTTTCCGGCATAGCGGTTAGTAACCTGGTAGAGCAGAGTTCGACGACGCTGGCCGAGATCAACGATAACTATACGATGGCCTGTAATGCGCTGGGGGAACTGGTGCTGAATTATCTGCTGGAAGACCTGAAGCAGAAGACCAGCTACACCATCGTGGTGAACAGGAAGGACAAACGGCGCCGTAAAGTGGTGACCATCAACACGCCGGGCGACGACGGTAAGATTACCAACGATATCAGTCGCCTCGATGCACGTATTGTCCTGGCACCGATCGACTCCACGCCAGCGTACCGCGCCCAGCTTGCCGATCGCCTGATTGGTATTATCCAGAAACTGCCGCCGCAGGCTCAGTCTGCCGTTATCGATCTGGTGCTGGAACTGGTGGAAATCCCGAACAAGGATGAGTTTATTGACCGCGTCAGCCGCGCGCTGGGAACGCAGGATCCGCAATACATGACCGACGAAGAGAAGCAGGCCTCCCAACAGCAGGCGAAGCTTAATGAGTTTGCTCAGGCACTGCAGTTCAAACAGCAGATAGCGGAGATTCAGAATAAAAATGCTGATACTGCTAATAAGCAGGCCAGCGCCAATAAATCACAGGCCTCAGCCGATGGGCAGAAGTATTCCGACGGGTTAACCATGGCACAGACCGGGCAGATCATGCAGCAGATGGAACTGACCCAGCAGACGATTACGCAGCAGGGCCAGCAGATACAGGAGCTTCAGCAACTAGTTATTCAGTTAGTTGCAGATGGAGCTAAGGAATAAAAGTGATTGTCCCAGAGCTTTTATCAAGATTTGAGCATTAACTGTTTCGTATATTCTAGACATCTCGGTAAAAAAATGATTTCCTCATCGTCGAATGTTAATTCTTCTCTGGCTAAGGTGAATTTTTTAGGAATTTCCTTGATTTGGTAAAATTTAACTGGCAAATCTCTTTTTTGAAGAGATTTCATTACGCTAAAAATAGTTGTACTTTTGCATCTGAGGCCAAAGGTGATTTCAGATAAATTGAGCCTGGAGTTTTGCAGCCCGACTGTAGAAATCATTCTCCACTCTTTTTCATAACTCCATGGAGATGCTTTTCTTAGAAATATTGCCTCTTCAACGGCATTTTTATCATATGAATCATCGTAAAGCATGCTTCTTATCTGGCTTGTTGATATCTCACGGGAGTCACTGGTGTAATTTATAGATTTAATATCATCCTTCACATCATTAGGTATTTCGTAACCTAAGCAAAGCCCTTTATGATTGTCTGCATAATGTGACCACATTAAAGGGCAGTCGCTATTTTCAGCAAGGGACAAGATTCCGCGATTATAGCCAGATAAGACCACGCTTCCAATTGCATATGTAAGAGCTTGAGTTATAGAACTCTCACCTTCATTGAAGCAATTAAAATCATGATACAAACCCATAACTTGTTGGCCGGCTTGGGTGTCACTGAGAAAAGTTATTTTTTCAATTGTTTTGGGTCCTTGGTAGTGAAGCTTACTGGCCGCTTCAATAAGTTGCTTTTCTGCTTTTTGCCTGTACAGGCCATACAGAATGCTCTTTAACTCTACCTCATCGCCAATGTCATCAACTACCGATACCTTGCAGTCTAACGGATCGTTAAATTGTGCAGGATCAGCAAAGTAAAGGTAGTCGGCAAGTATAAGCTCCATGCTTTCAGGGCTAAACGCTTTATATTTATACAATATGCTTGGTGTAGTCATTTTGTTTTTCACTGTGTTAGTTAGTTGTAGCAGTTTAGAACACTTGGTATTTAGGCGGTAAGCTTGTTTTGCTTATCTTCTTGACTTTGATAAATCGCAGGACGAAAATCTCAACAATGCAGTAATGCAATTTTAACCCGCCTCGTGCGGGTTTTTGCGTTTTTACGCTGCCCGGCGGCCATTCCGGGCTTCTTTTCCATTCCAGCGCGTATAGCAAAGCCGTTCCTCCGGGAGCGGCTTTTTTGTATGTACTTTTCGTTAGCCGACGACACAGGCAAAGGTGAGATATGAGCAACGTTGAATTTACAGGTACCGAGACTTTAGAAGAGTTAGAGGCAAAGCTGGACCAGATTGATAATGAACCGGATGAGGAGATCATTGATGACCTCAATCCGGAGGACAAGTCTGATCCAGTTCCTGCACCGACTACTATCCTGACGGGCGATAAACCACAGCCAGCCGCAGCCGATCCTGAACCGGATAATGGCGGGCAGGTAGCGCAGCAGCCGACGCCGGGCGAGGATGATAAGTCGGCAGAGGGCAGCAAGCCGGTAATTCTGGCTAAGGACGGTGTGCATACTATTCCGTATGACGTGCTGGAAGCCACTCGCGAGCGGGCACGTCAGGCGGAAGAACGGGCACAACAGTTGTCTGCCGATGCAGCAAAGGCCACGCAGCTCGAAAAGGAACTGAACGACCTGAAACAACGTGCAGTGGATGCCGGTGTGGATGCCAGTCTTCTCGATGATTCCGGGCTCAATGATGAGCAACTGAAGGAATTGATGGAGGAATACCCCGCACTCGGTAAACACCTGCAGGCTCTTACCCGACAAATCAGTGCATTAACCACCAGCCCCACGGCGGCAGCACCGGCCAGTGTTCCGCCAGCGGGGGCCAGCGCGGTTGATGTGGCATTAATGCAGTTGCCGGAACTCGATGGCTGGCGCAGCGGCGATCAGGATCGCTGGGATATGGCGCTGGTTATCGACGGGCGACTGCAAAAAGACCCGGCATTCGCCGGAAAATCTCTTGTACAACGCTTTCAGGAAGTGGAGCGCCGGGTTAAGGCCGCCTTTGGCGATGCCCCGGTGCAGGACCAGGCAACCATTGCAGCGCAGGCAGACAAAGCGGTCGCGGCAGCCGCTGCCACGTTGCCGGGTTCACCTTCCGATATTGGTTCGACAGTAGCAGCACCAACCACGGACAGAGCCGCCCAGATTGCGGCGAAGTCCGGGAATGACCTGCTGGGTTCAATGTCATCGATGAGTGACGCTGAAATTGAGTCGCTGCTGTCGAGTCTGGACATCTGACAACCCGCCACCCGGCGGGTTTCTCTTTAATGGAATCAGGATATGACTACAGTAACCTCGGCTCAGGCGAATAAGGTTCTGCAGGCCGCGCTGTTTGTCGCAGCTAACCGCAACCGTTCATTCGTCAATATGCTGACAGAGAACGCCCCGAAGAATGCGCAGGGCGACAACGGCAAACGCAGCGCAGAGCAGTCCAGCCCGCATGCGCCGGTTGTCCGCGTGACCGATTTAACCCGTCAGGCAGGCGATGAAGTGGATGTTGATATCTTCTTCAAGCTGAACAAACGTCCGACCATGGGCGATAAAAAACTGGAAGGTCGCGGTGAAAACCTCGAACAGTCCACGTTCGGTCTGAAGATCAACCAGGGCCGTCATATGGTTAACGCCGGTGGCCGCATGTCACAGAAACGCACCAAGCACAATCTGGGCAAGACGGCGCGCACGCTACTGGGGACGTATTACAACGACCTGGCGGATCAGATCTGTACCGTACAGATGATGGGCGCGCGCGGTGACGTGACCGCTGACGATATCATCGTTCCGCTGGCAGACGACGCGGAGTTTGCGGAAATTATGGTCAATGATGTGAATCCGCCGACCTATGGCCGCCAGATGTACGGCGGGGATGCCACCAGCCTCGAAACGCTGGATTCTGCGGATCTGTTCACGCTGGACGTGGTAGACAATCTGTCCCTGTATCTCAGCGAAATGGCACATCCGCTGGCACCGATTAAGCTGGCTGCCGACGAAATGTCCGGTGACTCCCCGTACTACGTCATGTTCGTCACGCCGCGTCAGTGGAATGACTGGTACACCTCCACCAGCGGTAAAGACTGGCAGATGATGGCGGCTGCGGCGATCAACCGTTCCAAAGGCTTCAATCATCCGATCTTCAAAGGTGACACCGCCATGTGGCGCAACATTCTGGTCCGCCAGTACAGCGGCATGCCGGTGCGCTTTAACTCGGGTTCGAATGTCACTGTCTGTAATAACGACAAAGACGCGACGACCAAAATCGTCACCACTAAAACGATGGTGGACCGCGCCGTGTTGCTCGGTGGGCAGGCGATCGCCAATGCCTATGGTTCCGGTGAATGGGGCAGCCCGTTCCAGCAGCACACCGAAAAGGTGGACCACGGTAACACCACCGAAACCTCCATCCGCTGGATTAACGGTCTGAAGAAAATCCGCTTCCGTGGCAAAGACGGTTACGTGCAGGACTTTGGGACTATCTGCGTGGATACCGCTGTTTCTCAGACCAACAACCCGACGCTGTAGGCGTCTTCCTTTCTTCGGGCGGCATTGCTGCCCGCTCTTTTATCAGGAGCTCGTTATGCCAACGATTCAGGCATCGTCTTATAACCGGCCTGTTTATCAGGGGTCGCACGGTAACCAGTCAGTAGCGATTGCGAAATATACGTTTAATGCCACGGCGGTGGATACGGTTGTTGATATCTTCAGTCTGCCACCGGGTGCTCAGTTAACGACGGCATTGTTGTATTCCAGTTCAGGCCTGGGCGAAGGTGCGGGTGTTGATCTGCTCATTGGCGGCGCGGTGGTTACCTCCGTTGATGACTTTTCTGCGGCAGATACCACTCATACCCGCTGTGTTCTGGAAGAGACCACCGCTAATACCGATGTGTCTGTACAGGTGACCGGCGCGGTAGCTACCGGCGATCTGGTGCTGGAAATCTTCTACATCTACGAAGGTACGCTGTGATGGACAAGATTGATCTGGTCTACATCGGACCCAAACGTATCAAGCGTGACACGCTGACCGGCAGTCATCTGCTGTTTCCGCGTGGTAAATCGGTACCGACCCCGGCAGATATTGCCCAGCGTATGCTTCAGCATCCGACTGTGTGGATTGAAGCTCAGAATCTTCAGGAATGGCGAGATCGTGAATCGCAGGCATCGGAAGCGGCGCGCCAGGCCAGTGAGGCTGCACTGTTACATGAGGAAGAAGAACGTAAGCGCCACGATATGAACTGCGGCGACTACGGTGATATCGGCAAATTTACCGCCGCGCAGCTGCGTACCCTGGTGGAAGGCGCTGAGCTGGGCATCCCTCAGCAGTCCGCTCAGGAAAAAGTGGATGACTTCCGTCTGCGTGTCCGTGACGCACTACGTGCAAAACTGGCGGCGGAAGGGGACGCGTAATGATCTCGCTGGCATCACCTGACGCACTGTATCCCCTGGTGCGGGAATCGATTTCCGGCGCGCTGGATTTTATGATCTGCCGTGCGATCGTTGAAACGGCTATCGAGTTCTGCCGGGAATCACGGCTTGTGCAGGATACCGTGGGGCCGGTCAGCGTTGCCGTCGGTGACAGCGTGTTACTGGTGCCAGCAGATCAACCTTATCAGGGCCGACAGTTGATCAGGGTTTTCGGTGAGCAGATGCAGCCGGGCACGGACGGGCCGCAGTTGCAGGCTGGCGTGGATTATCAGCAACTGAGCGGCAATGAACTACGGACTAACCGCGCGTATGCAGAGTTTAATGCAATCTTCGTTGTTGAACCGCGACAGACCGCCATTACTATCCCTCAGATCCTGATTGATGATTATCCGCTGGCGCTGGCCTGTGGCACCGTTGCCCGTATGGCGGATATGCCGGGTAAGGCGTGGAGCAATCCACAGCTGGCAGCGGAGATGAAACCGTACTTCGTAGACGGCTATCGCGCCGCGTTCCGCTGGCGCATCGAAAATACCGCATTCAATACCTTCCAGAATCCCGTCGTTAAGCAGGAATTTTTCTGATGACTATCGCTGTTGTGGATGTACTGGGGCGCGTTAATACCCAGTTGCGCGATCCCGGGTTTATTCGCTGGACCAAATCAGAGTTGCTGGGCTATTTCAATGATGCCGTTCGCGCCGTTGTGCTCAAACGCCCGGATGCCACAGCGTCAGTCATTCCTTTTGTGTGCACAGCCGGTGTGCGTCAGCAGTTGTCGGATTGCGTTTATCAGTTGATTGACATTGTCGGGCAGGACTCCGGGCGTTCCGTGGTCCCTGCTGACTGGGTGACGCTGGATACCGCCGATCCGCTGTGGCGCACCACGTCCGGGGAAGTGAGTGCGGAGGCGTATCTGTACAATCCGGCGCTACCGCAATATTTCATGCTTTACCCCGGAGTGGCAAAAGGCGTAACGCTGGAGATGGCAGTGTCGTTGTATCCGGTGGAGGTCACGCTGGAGGAACTGGACGAGGAAGACCCGGTTGCGATGGCGATCAGCGATATTTTCATTAACCCGGTGGTGGACTGGTGCCTGTATCGGGCGTTCAGCAAAGATGCGCCGGGGCAGGATGACAATCTGGCGAAGCAGCATCTGCAGAATTACAACGATGCGATGGGCATCAAGAACAACGTTGATAAGGCAGGTGTGAAGGCCAAAGCTGTTCGCGCCGCCGGGCAGACAGGAGTGGCACTGTAATGGGGACTTTAACTCTGAGTGGCGTTCTCAAACGTCCGATCTCCGGTGATGTGGTACCTAACGCACGTATTACCTTTGATGCCATTGCCACGGGCAATGTTGTGCTCAAAGGCGTGAGTTCGTCCTGCAAAACGGCCAGTGATGGCAGTTACTCTGTTGATCTGGAGTACGGTGAATACACTATTCAGGTTAGTTGGGCAGGGCAAACACAGCAGTATGGCACGGTGCATATTGATGACACGACGCCAGTTGGATCTCTGAATGATCTGCTTATGCAGGAGCTAACCGAGTCTCAGCTTACTCCGGAGATAGTTCTGGAATTTCGTCAGCTTGAGCAGGAGATGCAGGACGATCTTGCTCAGATGGAAGATCTCAATAACGAGGCGGCAGGCAGTGCCAGCGCAGCAGCCTCATCAGCAACGGCGGCAGCCACATCGGAAACGAACGCTTCCGCCAGTGAAGGTGCGGCAGCGATCTCAGCATCAGCAGCAGATTCCAGTGCAAAAAGCATTGAAGGTGATGCGGACGCAGCAGCAGTTTCCGCAAAGGCTGCTGCGACCTCAGAAACGAATGCGGCGGCCAGTGAAGATGCAGCTGCATCATCGACGACAGCGGCAAATACTTCCGAAATAAATGCGGCAGGCAGTGAAGCCGCCTCTGCTGCGTCGGCAGCCGCGGCGAAGGTGTCAGAATCTAACTCAGCAGCCAATGAAACGGCATCAGGTGCATCTGCATCAGCGGCTAAAACGTCAGAAAACAATGCAGCTTCCAGCGAAGAAGCGGCCGCGAACAGTGAAATCAACTCGAAGAACGCACGTGATGCTGCTGAAGAATATGCCCAGGAGGCGAAGGACGCATCCAGTAAGGTTACCGCGCCATTAACCGATCAGGGGAAATGGCTCATTCAGTCTGGGTACCCTATAACTCCAGGTGTAGCCAGCATCTGGCAGATTACTGATGGTGGTGTCGATCCGGTTAACACAGAAATTATCTGGGATGCGGGAGATATGCTGGTTTATCTGGCAACCACAGGAACATGGTGCCGCCTGCTGGGGCAGCAAACGGTGGCCGGTGAACCTGTACCTCTCAAAATTGATGCAGATATCATCCTGAATGTTGGATCCGGCTTGCAGATTGTGACCAGTGGCACTACGGCGGTCGATATAGCGCGACTGGACACTGATAATAATCTGGTGCTGGGGGACGGCGCAGTGCCTGGTATATGTCTTAACGCCGCCGAACCCACCAATTTGTTTGTACTGGTTTCGGATGGGAATGGTGGGTATACGAAGAGCCGTATTTATACAGAAGAGTTCCCACCACCGGAAGGGGTAACAAAAATTAATGGTGAGGCAGGGGATGTTGAGATCACTCTCTCCGATTTGGGGGCTGGCACAGCCGCCACGCTCGACGCGACAACCTCAACAACTGACGATACGCTGGGCCACGTTCTGAGGGTTGGCGACCGAAACCTCGCGAGAACAACTATCGAAAATAGCGTTAGTTTTGATTTTAACACCTACAAATTTGCAGTAGGTGAATCGCTATTTATCACTATGGCCAGCGCCAAAAACATCCCCGACGAACTATCGGATTTATCCGCCGCATACGCATATCTGTCAGTACTTGGTGTAAATAATGTGGAACTTGACACACTGTTTTACATTGCCGACTTTTCGACTAACGAGGGATTTTTTTGCAGCAGGATTAGTGAGGACACAGGCATTCGCTGGGAGATAACCAAACTACCAACCAGCGCCGCTGACGTCGTTGCCCTGTCAACAGAGGATGGCGGCACCGTTAAAGGTACTGTTAGTGTTTTGGGGGATGTTTGCCTGATTGACAGTGCTGGTGTTTCTCGTGGGCGCTTGTCCATAGATACGGTTAACGGTCGATTTAATCTGATTAACGACGTTGGTGGGCTATCAATTGGTCTGCTTGATAGCGGTTTTATTACAATGCCAACTGTAACCGGACTACTCCCTATCGGTGACGCTGATACCGGGATAGTCAGCGGTGGGGACGGGGTTCTGCTGCTCCGGTGCAACGGCAGTGACTGCGTCCGCATCACAACAAACGCAGATGGCGTTACGGGACTGAACGTAATTTACGGTGATGTATACGATAACGGCAATTGGGTGTACTCCGCAGCAAACCCACCACCCGCACAAACCCAAGCTTCGCTGGGTAGTAATGGGTGGGAGTTTGACAATAATACAAAAAGAATCAAACAATGGGGCACTTCAACAAGTACGGGTGATACCGTAACCATTTATTTCCCAATGGCATTCCCTGTCGATTGCTATAACTTTCGGCCATTTTTTTGTGGGGACACGGCAGAAGAAGTAGAAATAAAAATCAAGGATATTTCAAATACCAGAGTAATTCTAAGTGTAAATATTCCTGGTGGACTATTGATGTGGGACGCTATAGGGGAGTGAGGACGAGTGTTCGAGTATTTTTACAGCGCTGCTAACAATTCGTTTTACCCGGAACTGCTGCAAGAACGATATGTGTTAATGAATGCGTGGCCAGTTGATGCAATTCCTGTCGATGGTGATGTTTATCAGGAGTACGCCAAGAACGCTGCGCCTAAAGGAAAACAACGGGCGGCTGGTAAAAATGGTTTACCCGTGTGGGTTGATATTCCAACAGTACTGGATAATCAGGCTAATAGTCGTTAATTGAAAAGATGAATATCGACATTACAACTATGCATGGTGAAATTCCTAGGGATGCTGATGGCCTGTTACCACAATCAAATTCTACTTACGCTGAAAATTGTTATTTTGATCGTGGTGTCATTACTCCTTTGACAGCGGATATTGATGCGTCTATCGCATTTACATTTACCCCTCTGACTGTTTTTCATTATTACGATGATTATTGGTTTGCGTGGGATCATGATGTTGATGTTATCCGTAGCCCAATAGCTCAGGATCCGTATAACCGAATTTACTATACCGATGGTGAGTACCCGAAGCTGACCAGCGCCGACATAGCACTGGTAGGGGATAACCTGCCGTCAGCGTATTACCGGTTAGGTGTTCCTGCGCCAGAAACTGCAATCGGTATCAGCGCCGTCACTCCGCCAAATGATGATGACGATAACCCGGTTACAGATGATGATCCGACGAATGACGAAACGCGCTATTACTGCGAAACGTACGTAACAGCTTATGGAGAAGAAGGGCCGCCAGGTCCGGCGTCGGCAGATGTGGAAATCACCGTTCCGGACAGTTCCGTCACGCTAAGTCTCGCGGCGCCACCGTCCGGTAACTACAACATCACACGCCGACGTGTCTACCGCACTGTCACAACAACCAGCGACGCCGAATTTATGGAGGTCGCCGAACTCGATATAGCAGTAACGAGCTATGTAGATGCTCTGACGAGTGACGAGTTAACAGCTACGCTGGAAACTGAAGACTATCTGATGCCGCCGGATAATATGATCGGCCTGTGCGCGATGAATAACGGGATCAGCGTGGGATTTGCCGGGAATGAAATTTTGTTCTCAATGCCGTACCTTCCATACGCCTGGCCCGACGCGTATAAGCTGTCAACATATGACAATATCGTTGCCATCGCATCTGTAGACACTGCTGTTGTAGCTGGTACAGAAGGTGTTCCGGTAGTCTTTTCCGGTATAACCCCAAGCAATATCAGCGATAAACCCGTCCAGTTAAATCAGGCCTGCCTGTCGAAACGATCTATGGTTTCGATGCTGGGCTTTGTTCTCTACGCTGGCCCGGCAGGAATAGTGAAAATCACAGCTAGCGGCGCAGGTTCAGTTGCTACCGCAAACGTGCTGACTCGCGAACAGTGGCAGGATTTCAACCCGGATACTATTCGCGCATGGTCGGTCGGTGGAAATTACATCGGTCTGTATGATTATGACGCTGATGGCGACGGTGTATATGACACTGTAAAAGGGTTTATTTACGACCCTAACAATAATGATCTCCGTCGCCTGACAAATACGTTTGATTCCGCATATGCAGACCCGCAAAGCGATCTGCTTTACGTTGCAAAGGGCACAGAACTCTGGATATCCCAGGCGTCACAAACTCCACTGGCCATGCGCTGGCGTTCAAAGGCTTTCCACGTTCCGCTGGGGACCAGTTATTCCGTTTGCCGTGTTATGTCCCCCTCGGCCATTCAGGTTGGCGTCCGGTTCTTTATTGAGGGGCAACTGGCAACTTCATTGCCACCGGGATCTGTAGTGGACAATATTTTCCGCTTACCTGTTATGGCTGGTAGTAAATGGCAGGTGGAGGTCTACGGTTATGCTCAGGTTGACCGGATTACACTGGCGCAAAGCGTGAAGGAGTTACCAGCGTGAGCAACGCTGTAAAAGAGTCTCTGGCCAGAGCAAAAAAAATGGCAAAAGGGGGATTGCGTGTCTCTACTGTTAAGAGCAGTTCAGCGGCTACGGTTAATTCTGCGGTAACAAGTCCCTTATTCAGAGCAGATAACACGCTGGATGCGCTGTACGAGAATGTTCAAATCCTGACAGGACAGCGCGGCGAAGGGGCGGCGGTCCTGATGGTTACGGACAGTTCTGGTAACCTCGTTCCGTTTTATCCTGACGGGAACGGCGGTTCTACAGATGGCAGCGGTTCTGGTGGAGGATCGTCTGATGATAGCGGGATGGCTCCGCAATATCCGACAAGCCCGAAAAATCTGGTCGTAAACGGCGGTTTTACCGTTGTTGAACTCGACTGGGACGCGCCAACGTATTACGGGCACAGTTTGACTGAGATCTGGCGTTGTCCCGAAGACAACCTGTCTGAAGCTGTGCGCGTGGGCGCGACGGCAGCCAATATATACAGTGACCCCATCGATCCTGTGTTTGACGGATATTACTGGATCCGCTTTGTTAACAGCGACGGCGTGGCCGGGCCATACAATGCCAGTGAAGGCACATATGTTAAAACGCAGGAAAGCACACAGGATATTATCGACGTCATAAACGAGACCATTAACGACTCTCCCCTAATTGAACAACTGCAGGCTGGTCTGGATGGCGTGCAGGAACAAGTTACAACGATCGACAATGAGGGTACTCAGGCGTTCCAGAATATGTGGTCGGTAAAAGCCAGCGCCGATGGCATTACCGCCGGCATTGGTCTGGTGGCCGGCGTGGATGATGAAGGCGACCCGATCAGTCAGGTCGCTGTGGCCGCGACGCAGTTTTTTGTATTTGACCCTAATAGCCCTAACCCTGATGGCACGATGGAAGCGCTGTTTTATGTGGATTCTGAATATGGCGTCTGTATGCAGAAAGCGGTTATTGAACAGGCCACAATTCAGGTTCTTAACGCCCAGACCATTGTCGCGGATGAAGTTACAGCCGGTATTGAGATCGATTCGCCGGATATCAAAGGTGGTCAGATCGAAATCGGTAACGGGTTCACTGTAGACAGTAGCGGCAATATGACGGCAAACAATACCACGCTGAATGACGCTACACTAAACCGCGTTACTGCTAATCAGGGCCAGTTTAATAATGTTGTGATTGCTGAAGACTGTCAGATTGAAGGCACACTCTCGGCTAATCAAATTAAAGGCGATATTGTTAATGCAGTGGGTTTTTCAATGCCAACATATAGCGATGAACATGTTACTGATGCGTATGTTACAGGCACCAGAACTATTACCATTGCTGATGATCAAGAATTTGATAGATCGGTAATTTTCCCGGCAATTATCGTCACCGCAACCGGAAGTACGAGTGAAGAATATGACCATACGGTTTATTACGGGAGTGAAATCAAGTTAAGTATTTACTGGAATGATGAACTGATAGAATCTGTCGATGTCTCGCAAAGTGGAGACGGTACTGCGACCAATAGTATTACTTTAGTAAACGATTTGCTGGCCGGGCACGGAGATGTGGTAGTAAAAATTACCGCATCATCTAATGGCGGGGACTATACACCATATACAACGTGTTCTGATATTTGCATGCTGGTCGCCAAAAAAGGAAGCGGGGGGATTGTTGTGTCGTGAATAAGTTTACCTCTCTTATTAATAAAATAGCCACTGATGTTAATGAGCCAGATCTGTTTGAGAATATTAAAGACGCCTGCCGTAAAAAGCAGGCGTTTTGCTTTGGTGACGAAACTACCCGCGTCGTTCTGAAATTAATGGATCGCGAAGGGGTAAGATACATGCTGGTGTGGCTGGGTGTTAGCACCGGAATCGGTGCGCTGGAAAAATTTAACCCAATCGTAACGGAAATTAGCCGTGCTGCCAGTGCTGAATGGTTTGAGTTCTGTACTACGCGGCGAGGTTTTCTCCGCGTTTCTGGAAGACTTGGTTTTATTCGCCAGCCAGATGATATGCAGGGACGAATGTGGTTCAGAAAAGACGTGAGGTGATGAATATGGGGGGTGGTGGTGGAAGTGTAACTGTTCAGGAAACGGAACAGGAAGAAGCACAAGCTGAAGTCGCTGAAAGTATGTGGGAGCTATACCAGCAGAAGCTGGCTCCCTACGAAGACGTCTTTATCCAGGACGTTGAGAAAATGAATAATCCACTGGCGTATCAGAAAGCGGCCGGCGATACGAACATGGCATACAGTTCGCAGTTCAGCGATGCCCGTGATAATGCTGCAAACTCTCTGACCTCTGCGGGCGTAAACCCCAATAGCGGTAAGTTTGGTACCACGCAGAACTCTCTGACCAGGCAGCAGGCGTTTCAGGAAAACGATGCAATTAACCAGGCGCAGTCGTCGCAGGCAGATCAGTACGTTGGTGGGCTGGAGGATGCACTGGCGATCGGCTCGGGCGAGTCGGCTCAGAACATGTCTGCGCTTGATAGCTTGTCTGGTGCGTCTAATAAAGCAGCAATTTCAGATGCCCGATCAGCAGAAACAGCATCGCTTGCCCAACCGGATGCATTAAGTCTGGCAAATTCCGGAATCCGGGCCGGGATGGGCGGTGTCGGGTTCTATCACTCAAGATATTCATGAGGTTCACATGGGATATGCAGACGATACGATGGCCGAAATCACGCGTGAGGCCTGGGCGGACTGGCAGACACGTTATGAGCCGGTGTTAGATGAAATGCTGAATCTGGAAGATACGCATCAGTTGATGACGGATCAGTTGGGCCGGGTATCGCAGAATGAGCAAAATTCACTGAACACAGCGCAAGTAACACAGAGTAATGATATGGGGCGCTACGGGCTGGCCAGCGCATCGAACCCACAAGACCAGTCTGATTCAGTCAGCGCGGCGTTATCTGATGCCTCCACGAGGAACGGTATCCGAACGGCAGAACAGCAGCGCGATCTTAATATTCTCACCGGCTCCGGAGCGAAAGCATCCGGCGCGATGAAGTACCACACTGAAGGGGCTTACTGATATGGGCTATGGACTTTTACAGGCCGGGCAGCAAACCCGCAAAGAAGCCATGCAGGGCATGGGACAAGCGGCGAATGAAGAAGCCCAGCGCGAAGCCGCACAGCAGCAGATTGACGCCCAGCAGACAGAAAAACGCGAAACTGAGCAGGGCGCTTTTGAGGGACTGAATATGGCAGCACTGGCGATGTCAGTTGCGGCGATGTTTTAGGGGGAAGTATGTCTTTTTCAAGCGGATTTGCCGAAGGTCTGAATTCGGTCAACAACATCTGGCGCACGGTGAACAATCAGAAATATCAGGAAGAGTCGAACAGCCTGCGCCAGGCAGATCAGATTATGCGTCAGCGTGAATTCGATCAGAATAACCAGTTCAGACAGGATTCTCTGGATCAGCAGAAACAGTTTCATGCAGATGAGATGGGGCTTCGCGATAAAGAAATGCAAATGCAGCAGCAGATAGCTGGCATGAATCAGGCATTTCGTAGTGCTCAACTGGGTATGGAGCAATACCGTAACCAGATGGCTGAGTTACAACCGGTCTGGCAGGGAGCGATTCAAATCCTGTCAAATGGGGGCGAAATCCCGGCAGAGGTGCTCGATAAACTGAGCGGTACACCGTTTGATCTGGGGGCAATGTCTGGTATGCCATATCGTTCTGCGGTTAAGTCGATTACGGATGCGTTGGGCAAAAATCCCGATCAACTGAACTCTGCAGAGAATCTGCGAAACCTGAATACCGTTCTGGCACCGGAGCTCAAGCGCGGGGTTGGGGAGGTGGATCCTGGCAATGGTAAGACGGTTGCAGGTCGTGAGATAACAGGCGTCATTCCATCCCCTGACGGAACGCTAATTTCACCGAAAATTAAGCTGACATACTCGGATGGTTCTGCCGCCGAAGGGCCGCTCTCGAAATTTGGTACCACACATCCGGATGATCCCCTTATTGCCATTCCAAAAGACGCGGCCGGGCAGCAAATGTTTGCGCGCGCGGCGGCATCAGCTCTGATTTCCTCCAGCCCAAATGCGAAAGCGCTTGGTGGGGCCGGGAAAAATACCGTTCGGCAGCAGGTTGCAGGGAAAATCGCAGATCTTGAAGAGAAGCGCATTGAGTCTGACAGTAAGTTACTGGCAGGAGATATAGGTGGTGATGTCGCGACCCACAAGACGGTTCTGGATAATATTAATGCCAACGACAAGCAGTACCAGGATCTGGAGCAGCATCTGTATAGCGTATATGGTGTGACGCCTCCGGGAACGGAAGATGATAAGCGTGCAGAACAGAGTAATAGTGATGCACTCCGTCAGCGACTGGCGGCAGACAAAGACTATCCGGGCTTTAAGCAGGTGATGACTGATAAAACGTGGGATGTTGATAAAATACCGACCGATCAACTGAGTTCTCTGCTGGATCAATACAAGCAATCGTTGGTAAAAAACGTTAAAGCCGCCAGTATGGCGGATCAGATGCGTCAGGGTTATAAGCAGGCTAATGGGCGGTAACGCAGAAAAATGCCCGCTGTCAGTGCGGGCAGCATA